TTAAAAAGAACTTAGAACTAGAGGAATCACAGCGACCAAGATTTAAAGAGTATTTAAGGCATCACAATTTTAAAATAACGGTATAGTATGGAAGGTCATTTAAATTTACCTAGTAGAATACAAGAAAAACAAAGATTTGGTACTGATTTAAATTATATACATCGGTATAGTGACTATAAAAATATTGTACTTACTAACCCTAAAATAGAAAAAGCTAAATCAGAATTAAGAGGACTTCAAGCGTCATTAGATTTATTTATGAGTCAAGTTAGAAAAGACCAAGAAGAACAATTAAATAGAATAGCTAACAATAGAAAAAACACAAAAACCTTAACATGGTACAGTAAATTAATAAAGTTAGTTACTAAATAAAAGAATATGAAAGAACAAATCAAAGAATTAAGAGTAAAGCTAGATGGTCTGGCTCAACTAACTAAAGAGTTAAAACCTTATCAAGAATGCCTAACAGGAATGGGTATATTACAACAAATATACTCAACACAATCTTCTAAAGAAATAGAAAAGGCTTATGACAGTTTAATACTAGCTAAAGCATGGTTAGGTAAAGTCCTTCAGGAACTAGGAGAAGAAACTCCATACAAAAACGATGGTAAGAGAAAAACAATAGAAGATATTGAACCTGCTGCTGATAAAGCAATAGAAGTTACAGACTTCCCGATTGGTCCTGATAATTGGGGAGAAGGACCTATAACAGCTTCTCATATAGAAAAAACAGATTGGTTAAGACAAGAAATAGAAAAAGTAGTAAACGAAATAAAACAAATAGGTAATGCACCTAATCCTCCCATGTTAAATAGAGAAATTAGTATCGCTAGAACCAATGCCTACAATTATCTGTGCGAAGCTAGATTCTGGTTAAGATTTGAACTACAAATAATTAAAGAACAAAAATGATAAACTTAAACATAAATAATTTAAGTAAAGATAATAAAGCTGGAGGATTAGATACTTCCAGCTTTATTTACCCTTTATCGGCAGGAGTAATTGCCTACAAAAAATTACAGTTAGGAGAAAATAAAAAGACTAACTGCTACCAATTTTGTGATTGCTGTAATACTACTACAGGTCATATACCTGTAGTTGTGGAAAGTAGACATTATATGGCTTGTGTAAAATGTAGTAAAGGTTACGAAATATGTCGATAATAATTTACTATGTTATTGAAAAATTAAATTAAAAGTATTATATTTGAAACCGAGAAAATGGATATTGTTCTACAACAAATAATAAAGAAACACGCTGAAAAGCAAGGTATTAGTGAAGAAGAAGCTATAAAAATATACAACGATTATAACAGAGAAATTAACCTAAAAGTAGATGATGTACTTAAAGGTAATATATCTGAGATAAGAGTACCTCATGTTTTAAGGTTTGTGTTTAGCCAAAAAAAGTATGACGCTTTTACAAAAAATGATAAATTTAAAGAAGATAGCTCTGGAGAGAGTGAATCTGAAGGTTGACCTGACGTTCTGGACATTTCTTCCTTATGTGGAGACCATTAGTTATATTATTAATAATAAAACCTATAGACCTAGTTCTTATAGGTTTCTTTGTTTTGCATTAATAATAGTTACTTCTAAAGACGAGGTTAGTTACGAGTTAGATAAAAATATAGAAAAAGTATTTAATAAATCCTATGATAAAGTTAATAATACTAGAAGATGATTTTCCAGTTTTTAATCCTGAGTTAAGGATGCTAGTTCCATTTAGAAAAATTATCGAAAGAGATAGAGGTAGAAAAAGTGAGACAGGTGTATACGATAAAGGTGATGCTGATGGTAGAAAGAAATCTATAGCTACTAAAGAATTAGCCTTTATATACTTTTTTGCTGACCCTAGAAGTTCTTATGTAGAAAGTTATCAAGACTTGGACATAAGAGAAGCTAAAATAAAAACAATATTAGGATTACCTGATAATTGGAAGAAAGATAATCTTATAGATGAAGCTATAGCTTTTTATTTAACTGAAATAGAAGATGATTTTGATTATAGATACTTATTAACTAATATATCTACAGCCGAAAAAACTAGAATATATTTAGAAAACGTAGATTATACTGCTAGAGATTCTAAAGGTAATTTGTTATACAAAGCAGCTGATGTTGTTAAAACTATAAAAGAATCTGGAGGACTAATTGAAAGTCTAAAAGGTTTAAGAGAAAAGGTGTTTAAAAAAGCTTCACTTACTACTAGAATTAGAGGTGGAGGAAATATGGGGCTATTTGAACGATGAAAAAGTATACAGCAGAAGATAAGTTAATAGACTTGAGTGACGTTAGGGTAGAGCTATTTAGCGAACCTGCTAATTACTTTAAAAAGCACGGAGAATACCCTGAAAGTAAAGATTGGTGGTTAGAGCAGAGAAAAAGGTTAATAGAAGGTTATACTGTAGATGGGTTTACTATAACTGGAGAACACTACGGTTACTTAAATTTCTGTAGAATAAAACTTACTGCCGATGAAGATAAGAATAAACAAAAAAAAATATTATATAGAAAAGCTATAACTAAGCAGTATACATTTCCTGACTTTTGGGATGGAGATTATATATTTTATTGGTTAAAGAAAATAGCTAGACATGGAGCAAGTGACTACCCTCAAGTAGCTTTAGATGGCGGTATTACATTAGAAAAATTTAATCAATTAAGATTACCAGATTCTGTTAGAATAAAATCAGAAACTTTTGAAGAGAACGGTAAGACTTATACAATATATGGTAGTGGTAAAAACTTAGTACTGGCTAAGAAAAGAAGATGGGGAGCTAGTTATAAACTAGGTTATAGTGGTAGTTATAGGTATAATTTATATCCTAAAAGTACTACTTTATATACTGCTTATGACATGGCATACCTTACAGACGATGCTATTATGTCTAAGTGTAAAGAGAACTTAGATTTTATAGATAAACATACTAAGTTCGGAAGACGTAGGTTAATAAATTTAGATGACCATGTTAAGTCTGGTTGGAAAGAAAAGACTGATGCTGGAGTTGAAGTAGAGCAAGGTTATTTAAGTCAGATTATAGCAGTATCATTTAGAGCAAATAAAGCTGCTGCTAGGGGTAAAGATGCGGATGAAATATATGTAGAAGAAAGCGGTAAAGCTCCTAACTTAGAAGCTTTCACAGATGCTACTATGGATACTTTAGGTGATGGTATTTATTCGTCTGGTCAAATAATATGGTTTGGAACTGGTGGTGGAGATAATACAGATTGGGATGGTTTTAAACAGATATTCTTTAATCCAGCTAAATACAAATGTCTAGAGTTTGAAAATGTTTGGGATGAAGGGGCTGCTGGTACTTATTGCGGATTTTTTGTTCCTGACTACTGGAACAACGTAGGTTTTATAACCGAAAAAGGAGAAAGTTTAATTAAACTAGCTAAAGAATACGAAGAAGAATACCAGAGAACTGAGTTCATAGAAAAGAACGATGCTAAAGGTTTAATATCTAGGAAAATGGAGCATCCGTTTTGTCCAGCAGATGCTTTTGCTATAAGTAGTAGTAATATATTTGATACTGTAAGTATCAGAGAATGGAGAAAATACTTAGAGATAAATAAACTACATAAGGCTGTAGGTAATGTCGGTGAACTAGTTAGAGGAACAGATGGTAAACTTAAGTTTGAATTAAACGAAAATTTACCTACATTTTGGGATTATCCAGTTAAAAGAGGAGCAGAAGCAGAAAGCGCTATAGTAATGTGGCATCCACCAGCTAAAGACTCTGCTACAGGTAGACCATTTAAGAATTTATATATAGTAGATGTAGATAGTTATAGGTATGATAATACAGCTACAGGAGTTTCTGTAGGGGCTGTTTATGTTTACTGTAGACCAAGTAATGCAGTTAGTACTGGTTTAGATGATAGGTTAGTTGCTCAATTTATAGGTAGACCTAAAAAAGGTAAAGATTATTTTAGTAAAATAGTATTTGAATTAGCTGAGTACTACAATGCTAAGATAGGGTTTGAAAATGATGATATGACTTTAGTAGATTATGCTAAACGATTTAAGTTGTTACATTATTTAGAAAGTGAATTTGAGTTAGCCTATGACGAAAGAATTAAAACTTCCAATAGTGGAGTAAGAAGAGGGTTTGGTATGCACATAGGTAGTGGTAAACTAGACGAGCGTAAATTAACAGGAGACGAGTATATAAAAGACTGGTTAGAAACTAGACGTAGTGTAGATAGTGAGGGTAATGTTAAATTAAATTTACACACTATATATGATATAGGTTTGTTAAAAGAATTAGAAGAATATAACCCAGAGCAAGGTAACTTTGATAGGGTAGCTGCTTTTAGAATACAAAGATACCACGCTAGAGAACTAGTCTACAAAAGACTAGAAGCTAGAAAAGAACAAAAAGTAAGTAGAATCCTTACACATACATTTTTTAAATAAATACACAAATGAACTTATCAAGACCTAAACAAAGAGTAAGTAAAGCTGAAAAGAATACAGAAGACTGGCAACATAAAAACGTAGAATACTGGTGTGGTAGAACTAATTTTTACCCAATGAGTAGAACTGATGCTTTTGTATTACATCAAGCTTGTGCTGGTAAACTAGATGAAGGGTTATATACTTATGTTACTAATCCTTTAAATATGGATAGACCTGAACTAAAGGGTTATCCTTCAAAAATAAGAAATATAGATATTATAAGCCCTAATATTCAAAGGTTAATGGGCGAGCTTAGTCAGCGATACTTCAATCCTATGGTAGTAGCTATTAATAGCTTAATGAAAGACCGTAAGGATGATTTAGAATATAAACTTACTTTAGATAAGTTAAAAAGAGATTTTGTTAATGGGTTAATTGCTCAAGGAATTTTACCAGAAGATATAGCTCAAACTCCTCTACCTCAAGAAATTATAAATAAACAAGTAAGTAATCTACAAAATGAGTTAAGTTTAATGGGTCAACACGCTCTTAATATAATAATGAGAGATAACAAAATAGACCAAATTAGAAGAGAAACTTTGTATGAGTTTATTGTATTGGGTAGATTTATTACTTACAAAAGAGTAAACGGCGATGAATTAGAGTACGAGTGCATAAGTCCAGTAGAGATAAGTTTTATTAATACACCTAATCTTCGCTACATTCAAGAATCAGAAGCTGTTAAAAGAACAGTAATGAAAACTATGAGTGAGATAATGGATACGTTTTATAACGTAGATGGGTTTCAAGACATAGTAGAAGAGTTAGAGCAAGAATTAGCTGTAGTAGGATTTCAATCAGTTAGTGGTGGTATAACTAGCGACATGTTAAGAGGAATGGTTACAGGTAACTTTAACAATACAATGAACCAACAAATAGAAGGTTTAATTGTAGAACATGTACAGTGGTCTAGTATGGCTTTAATAAAAAAAGTTAAGGGTATAGATGAATTTGGTAATACTTATGTAGAGTATTATGACGAAGATTATGAGCCATTACCTACAGAAGAAGTAGAGGAAAAGTGGGTAAAAGAAGAATGGGAAGGTTATAGAATTGCTAACAAATGGATATTAGGAGTACAGCCTATACCACAACAAAGAGGTACGTTTAGTAACCCTAATAAAGCAGTTAAAGAATATAATGGTAGAGTTTTTGGTAATAACTATATTATACCAGAATCTATAGGAGAAAAAGGAATAGTATATCAGATTAAGTATAACATTACTCACTACCATTTAGAGAAAGTATTAAACAAAAATAAAGATAAAATTACATTTTTTCCTTTGGGGTTAATACCACAAAAAGAAGGTTGGGATGAATTTACAGTAATGTACTATGCAGATGCTCATGGTTATTTCTTTTTAGATGAAACTAATCCACAAGCAATATCTGCAATGCAGTACATGAAGGTACTAGATATGAGTTTATATCAGTACATTAAAGAATTGTATGGGGTATTGAGGGCAATAAAAGAAGATTGGGATGATGCGATTGGATTTAACAGACAAAGAAAAGGTCAACAAATGGCTAGTGACGGTAAAGCTGTTACTGAAGAAGCTTTATATAGAAGTAGTACAGCTACTGAAGAACTATATAGACAACATGAAGACGTTATACTTGAAGACCTAAATGGATTGTTAGCTTTAAGTAAAGCTGCTTGGAGAGAAGGTAAAAAAGGTACTTATGCTACAAGTAAGTTTAAAGAAGCTTATTATGAAATAGACCCTACAATATATCCTTTGATTGAGTTTGGAGTAGTTTGCGAAAACAGTTCTAAAAATCAAAAAGAGCTAGAAATGATGAAAGCTCAGTTAGGAAATGTAGCGCAACAAACACAACAACTTTCTATACTACCTAGGATAGCAGCTGCTACTAACATAGTAGAGTTAACTAAGGAATTAGATGAAATGGAGCAAAAGATGATGGAACAACAACAAGCTCAAGCTGAAGCTGAACAGGCTGCTACAGAAAGAGAACTTGATTTTAGAGAACGTGAATTACAATTAAAGCAGTATGATATAGATACTACTGATTTAAGAGAACGTGATTTAAAAGCAATGGAACTTGAAGTAGATTTGTTATTAAATGACGCTAATAGTAATGGTATACCTGATGAAGTAGCAGGAAACAATGCTGAAATGATTAGATTAAAACAAGATGAAATAAGAGCTAAATTACAGTTAGAAAGAGAAAAGCTAGCAGAAGCTAGAGAGAAGCGTATGGCTGATGAACGTGTAGCTAATAAGAAAATTGAAGCTGACAAGTTGAAAGCCAAGGCATCAAAGAAAACAACTAAATAGGTCTATAATATTTTTAAGTAACTTTAAAGTCGAGTTATAAAGACTTAAAAATTAGTAGTATATTTGTAGTCGTACAAACATTTAATTTAAACATATATGTACATTAACAGAAACACAGATGCTGGAAATGAGGGCGGTGCAATCCCAACCAGCCTAGCCGATGGGCTAAAAGAAAAATTTGCAAGTAGTTTTGCAGAAGTAGAAACAGATGAATCCGATGACGAAGGTGGTAAAGGTAGTGAAGAAGGCGAAGATGATTCTGGTGAAGGTAATAGTATTGAACCAAAAGGAAAGCAAGAAAACAATAAAGGTAAAGGTGATGACGATGGTGAACACGAAGAAGACTCTCCTTTAAGTTATCTGGCTAAACAATACGGAGTTGACCTAGAAGAAGATGAAGATTTTAAGGATTTAGATTTATCTGATGATAGTGTAGATACTATAAAAACCTTTTTCGACAAAAGAGAAAACAAGGTAAAACAACAAGCAATTAATGAATTATTTGAAGCTGCTCCAGTTGTTAAAGACTTAATTGAGCATTTACAAAAAGGCGGTACAATATCTACTTGGAAAGAAGAACAACAAGTTAAAGAATTTAACCTTACCTTTGAAGAAGATGATATTGAAGGTAAATCTAACTTTTTAATTGATGTGTATAAGCAAAAAGGCTTAACTGAAAAAAGAGCTAAGTTACTTGTAGAAGCTTTAAAAGACGACGATGAACTTGACTCAGAAGTTGAAAAGGAAATTAAAACAATTAAAACTACTAGAGAAAAAGAAGTTTTAGCTAAGAAACAAAAAGAAGAGGATGATTGGAAAGCTGAACAAAAAGCAATAGCTGAAACAGTAGAAAAAGTTAGTAATATTGTTAAAAAAGGAACATTAATTAATAACTTTGTAATACCTGAACAAGAAAGAAAACAATTTAACGAGTTTATATTAAGTGAAGATTTATCTAACAAATATGAAAAGTTAAGTTACGAACAAAGATTGTTCATGGACTACATGGTTTTTAAGGACTTTAAGTTAAAAGCACTAGAAAGTAAAGCTGCTGCTCCAAGTACAAGAGGAAACAAACCTAGAGTAACACTAAAGTCAGGTGGTAGTTCTGGTAGTGGAAAAAAAGATGATGGATTAAGTCTAGAAGATTTAAAGGCACTATCTCAAAAACTAAGACTCTAAAGAGTAAGTAAATATAAAATAAAGAAAAAATATGGCAGGAAAAATCAATCCCGAATTAAGGCTTTATCAAGATACATATCGTGATAAAGATTACAGTTCTATTACAGAACTTTCAAGAGCACTTCAAAGTGAAGCTGCTTTATTATCACCAGTTGTTACACACTTGTTGTACAACGACAAAGATTATGGTAAAAAGAACTTCCCAGTACTTGCGTACACAGAAGGTAATTTAGAAGCTGCTCGCAAGGGAGTATCTACTATTAGTAGAGTTAAGTTAGACAACGCTAATATGGAATACAAATACCCTGTTATGGGCGCTCCTAAGAAAACTTCTGTTGTAGTTAGAGCTGTTGGAGCTTCTACTACTCCAGGTAGAGG